ATAGATAGTGGTATACTAGTCCAAATAAGTGAGATAGCAATATCTGATTTAATGAGACTATTAAAAGGAAAAGATTTTAAGAGCATGAGACAATGGGTTGCAGATAATATGGATTCTGAACCAGTAGCTCTTTTTAGAAAGATTTATGATAATATGACAGATTATGTTGACTCACAATCCGTCCCCCAATTAGTATTAATTCTTGGAGAGTATCAATACAAAAATGCATTTGTTGCTGATCACGAATTAAATCTGGTTGCTTGTTTAACTGAAATAATGTCACAGGTAAAATTTAAATGAAATATTCATCAGAAAACAAAGCTAAAATAACAGGAATAGCAATATCAGGAGCTTTTGAGCTTGAAGGTCATTCAGTTATATTCACTACCGCAAAAGATAAAGAACAAATAAAGATAACTGAATCTATGAGGGGAAACACGTGGCAAACTTTAGGGAGAAATTGGTCTATGACTAGATATGTTCCTATAACTGAAGCCATAGAAGAGCAAGATAAGCTCATTAAGTATGGATATTTGAGAACAAACTAATGAATCCATTTGATTATGTAAAAGCAATTAATACTACCAAGAAGAATATTATGGTAGATGATATATCTGAATCAGAATATCAACCTTTTCTAATCAATAGATCCCTTTCTTATTTTCCAGATACTGTACTGTATGCTAATGAAATGAATCTGAATTCCCACTTACCCGCGCGTCTTCAATTTGATTTTTTTATAAATATAATTAAGAAACGAAATCGATTTTCTAAATGGTTTAAACCCATTGAGATACAAAGAATCGAGGTCATTAAAGAATATTATGGGTATAGCGATGAAAAAGCTAAATCTGTTTTATCATTATTAAATAATAAACAAATTGAAAATTTGAAGAGAAGGATTTATAAAGGTGGAAGAACAAAAACAAATTAATGATTGGTCTCCAAATGATATGTTAGAGATTACATTAAGTGAACCAGATGACTTTCTTAAGGTAAGAGAAACATTAACACGCATAGGCGTAGCATCCAGAAAGGATAACAAACTATTCCAATCGTGTCATATCTTACACAAACAAGGAAGATATTTCATCGTACATTTTAAAGAATTATTTTTACTAGACGGGAAACCCTCGAATCTAGTAGAAAACGATCTTCAGAGACGTAATACAATTACAACTCTGTTGGCTGATTGGGGATTATGTTCAATCGTAAATCAAGAATCAGCAAAGGACATAGCACCGCTTCGTCAGATAAAGGTAATATCCTTTAAAGACAAAAATGAGTGGGAATTATGTCCAAAGTATAATATAGGTAATAGTCCTCCAAAAGCCGGACCAAAACCCGTATAAATACTATACGAGAGGTGCCACATGGTGTGGGCCTTAATAACCTTGCTAATAAAATAGGAGGAAAAGATGATGACTAGAAATCTTAGTTTAGCGTATCCACGTTCACTATTTGTAGGTTTCGAACCTCTGTTCTCAGAGCTCGAGAGACTTACTTCAGTTACTCCAGGTCAGGATAATTATCCACCTCATAACATTGTCCGATTAGACGACGAAAATTTCAGTATTGAAATGGCCGTTGCCGGATTCAGTAAAGATGATGTTGAGGTAGAACTTAAGGATGGTACATTAACCATCTCTGGTTCTAAGGCCGAGGATGAACGCGATTACGCACACAAAGGTATATCATCTCGCAAATTCTCTAGGAGCTTTAGGCTCGCAGAGTATGTTGTTGCAGATGATGCTGATCTAGTGGATGGTGTTCTTGTAGTTAATCTACACTTAGACATTCCAGAAGAGAAGCGTCCTCAAAAGATCAAAATAAACTGATCTTAACTAAGCTAGGGGGATTTATTTCCCCCTACCTTTTAAATAATGGTTTACAATTGACTGAAACTGTGGTATAATAGACACTATATGAATTTTTACACTAATGTTGCTCGTTATGGAAATATGCTTCTTTACAGAGGTATAGAAAATGGTAAACGAGTCCAAAAGAAAATCAAATACAAACCTACACTTTTTGTAGGAACATCCAAAGCAACCAAATGGCGTTCCCTGGACGGAACACCTGTTGCGCCAGTCAAATTTGAATCTATGAGAGATGCCAAAGAATGGATCACCCAGAACAATCAAGTAGCTGGTCGCCTTATCTTTGGTAATACCAGATATCAAGCATGCCTAATTAATGATCTATTTCCTGGACAAATAGAATTTGATCGATCTAGAATTAATGTAACCACAATTGATATTGAGGTACAATCTGATGGGGGATTTCCTGAGCCAAAAGAAGCTCTAAAACCTGTCACAGCTATTTGTCTAAAGAACAATATTGATCACACATATTATGTTTGGGGATTAGGAGATTATGATGTATCTAAATCTCTTATGAAAACTAATCGGGTAATCTATAAGAAATGTGTTGATGAAAAAGAATTATTAGTTGATTTTATTAATCACTGGGCTACGCCCTCGCACACGCCCGATGTTATCACTGGATGGAATTCTAAATTCTTCGATATACCTTATTTGGTTAATCGAATTACTCGAGTATTCGGCCCAGATCTAGGCGAACAAAACATTAAAAAATTATCACCTTGGGGTACAGTAGAAGAGAAAACTGTTCGAATAGCTTATAAGTCTATGAATAGAGATCAAACTTATGATTTCCAAGGTATATCTCATATGGATTATATGGAGATATTTAAGAAGTTTGGATATGCATATACTCAGCAAGAATCATATGCACTTAATCATATTGCTTATGTAGTATTAGGTGAGAAGAAATTATCTTACGAAGAACATGGTTCACTTAATAAACTCTATGAAGATGATCACCAAAAGTTTATTGATTATAATATTCGAGATGTTGAATTAGTAGATCGTCTTGAAGATAAAATGGGATTGATTACTCTTGCTCTTACTATAGCTTATCGAGGTGGAGTTAACTATCCAGATGTGTTTGGAACTACAGCAATCTGGGATACAATCATTTATAGAGATCTTATTCAAGATAATATAATAGTTCCATTCCCAACAGATAAGATTAAAACAAATTATGCTGGAGGATATGTAAAAGAACCTCAGGTAGGAATGCACGATCATGTGGTATCATTTGACCTAAGTAGCCTATATCCTTCTTTAATTATGCAATATAATATGTCACCTGAAACAATTGCAAATGGTGAAACAGTAGATGTAAATGTAGATTCTATGCTAGAAGGTAAGCAACAAGTATATAAAGATAAATATGGATTATGTGCAAATGGACAATACTTCCATACTGAAAAACAAGGAGTACTTCCCAAGATTGTTGAAGAGATATTCAATGAAAGAGTAGGTGTTAAAAAAGAACAAATCAAAGCTCAACGAGCTTTACAAAAAGTAGATCCAGAAGATAAGCAAGAAATTTATAGAATTGAAAGAGATATATCTGTTGCAGAGAATAGACAAATGGCTCTTAAAATTCTACTTAATAGCTTATATGGTGCTTTAGGTAATAGATATTTTAGATATTTTGATCAAAGAATTGCTGAAGCAATCACTTTATCTGGACAACTTATTATTCGATGGGGTGAACAATCAATCAATAGGTACTTAAATAAGGTCCTTCAGAGCTCCTCAGACTACGTCTTAGCAATCGATACAGATTCCTTATATGTAGGGTTAGGGCCCATGGTCAAGAAGTTCTCTCCGGCTAAGCCAGTAGATTTCTTAGATAAAATTTGCAAAGATAAACTAGAAAAAGTATTTACAGATTGCTATGAGAACCTATTCCAAAGATATGGTGGGATAGAAAATAAGATGCATATGAGTCGAGAAGTTATTGCTGATAGAGGAATATACCTAGCTAAAAAGAGATACATTTTAAATGTATTAGATAACGAGGGAGTTAGACTTAAAAATCCCAAGATTAAAACAGTAGGAGTTGAAGCTAATAAAAGCTCTACTCCAGAAGCATGCAGAGATGCTCTAAAAAATATCTTTAAAGTTATTATATCAAAAAGCGAGAAAGAGGTACAAGAAGCGGTAGATCAATTCAAGACCCACTTCTTCTCTCTCCGTCCAGATGAGATTGCTTTCCCAAGAGGAGCTAATAATATAACTGGATTCTCTGACAATCAAACAATTTATAGAAAAGGTACTCCGATTCATGTTCGAGGTTCTCTTCTCTATAATCTAAAAAGAAAGGATTTGGGATTAACCCAATATCCTAACCTTAGAAATGGAGATAAAGTTAAATTCTTATATCTTCGAGTTCCTAATCCAATAAAGGAAAATGTGATAGCATTTCCAGATTACTTACCAAAAGAGTTTGGATTACACAAATATATAGATTATGAACTACAATTCAAAAAGTCTTTCCTTGATGCAGTTGATCCTATTCTTACTGCAGTAGGATGGTCAGCTATAGAAATAAGTACATTAGAGGAATTCTTTGGATAAAAAAAAGGTTTACAAATGAACAAAACTATGGTATAATATACCCACTATGAGGAAAAATATGAGTGAAAATATAAAATTATTAAGATTAACTTCAGGAGAAGAAATAATAGCTGAGGTTGATACCTCTGATGGAAACCAAGTCGAAATTAAAGATGCTATTATAATGATACCTGCAGGAAAAGGTAAAATTGGATTTATGCCATTTATACCTTATACTAAAGCAAAGGATGGATTAACTATTAGAAGTAAAGATATTATGTTTATGGTTGATCCAATTGAAAGTTTAATAGATCAATTTAAATCAGCAAGAAGTGGTATCACAATGCCACCAAAAGGAGTAATACATTCATGAGCTCAAATTGGGTACAAGATATAACTGATATGCAGGAGAAGTTTGGCATTCAAGATTGGATGAACGAACCTGAAAACCGAGCAAAGCTATTTGAATTCCTAAGATTTAGAATGGATTTTTTGAAAGAAGAATGGTTAGAATCAAATCACGCGTTCGCGTGCGCAGACCCAGAAGAATTAATTGATGGTCATATTGATATATGTGTTATTGCAATAGGTACATTACTCGCGTTTGGAGTAGATGTAGAAAAAGCCTGGAATGAAGTACATAAAGCTAATATGGCAAAAGAGGTTGGTACTAAACCTGAAAGACCTAATCCTTTAGGATTACCAGACTTAATGAAACCCGAAGGATGGGAAAATCCTTCACACTATGGAAACCATGGAAATCTCACTGACAATATTTGATAATATTTACGATAGCTCAACTGTAAAAAGAATGGACTACGAATCGTTTGATGAATTCGAATCTGTTCTCTATCGATTAGCAGAAGGAAATAAATATCAAACAAAATCTGCAGCTCCTTTAATTAGTCCTGCGGTATATACAGATTCAAGACGAGCAAACGATAATGTTACTGCTTGGGGTGGATTTGGTATTATTGATGTTGATAACTTCTCTGGAGATATGAAAGAAATCGAAGAGAAATATATGCAATATCGATATGTATGTTATTCAACAGCAAGCTCTAGTGTAGAACATCCAAAGTTTAGATTAGTATTCCCATTAACCAAATGGGTAGAAAAAGATAATATAAAGCACTTTTGGTATGCTTTAAATAAAGAAATAGGAGGTATCGCAGATGCCCAAACAAAAGACCTATCCAGAATGTATTACGTGCCATCTCAGTACAGAAACAGTTTCAACTTCATCTTCTCCCACCATGGAGAAGTTATGGACCCAGATGACCTCATGGTACGTCACAAATACGCAGTACCAGCTGAAAGCTTTTACGATCGTCTTCCAGCTGCCATCAAACAAGGATTGATGGATCACAGGAAAGCTCAACTAAATAACACTAATATAGCTTGGACAGGATATAAAGATTGTCCATTTGTTAATCAAAAAAGAGTACAAGATTATAAAGGATTATCTGAAGGTTGGTATTATGCGATGTATCAATTAATGGTATCAATTGCAGGTAATGCTATAAGTAAAGGTTATCCTATTACTTCAAAAGAAATAGAATTTTTAATAAGAGATCTCGATGCTGATACCGGCAATTGGTATGAGAAAAGACCAATTAATAGGGAAGCAGAAAGAGCAATTGAATTTGTTTTTAGGAAAAATATATGAGGGGCTGTATAATGGAATTTTTTAATACATTGTTTATCATATTCATAACGGTTGCTGCAGGCTGGTTTGCCTGGGAAAGTAGTGTTATGGTATCAGAAAAGAAAGCTCGCTATAGAGCTGGAACACATGATTATTATGATAATCCGATCGAAAAAGATAAACAAGAAGAAGAGGAATGAGGAGTGGTAGTTCAGCATGGTTAGAATATCGGCTTGTCACGCCGGGGGTCGCGAGTTCGAATCTCGTCCACTCCGCCAGGATATGGAGAAATGGTAATGAAATATATGATAATAATATTAATGATATTTGTAGTAAGTTGTACAGCTTGGGAAGAATATGATTGGGAGAGTGATTTCTTTAATAAGAGATTTGCAACTCAAGAAGTTCCTGTAGAGCCAAAAGAAAAACCAGATGAAATATGTAGTGATTGTATTTGTAATATGGATTTATGCACATGAGAAAATTAAATAACTTTGATAAAGTTTTAGGGATATTAATAGTAATAGCCATTTTATTATTGGCAACAAAGGCTATAGCACTTGGTGAGGACAGACAAAGAACCTGTTTAGCTGAAAACATTTATTTTGAGGCTGGTAATCAACCCTTCTCTGGTAAATTAGCAGTAGCTAATGTAGTTCTTAATCGAGTAGAGAGCTCGCAATTTCCAAATACTATTTGCGAAGTTGTTAAACAAACTAAAAAATATAGGGAGAGCTGGAGAACCGGCGAACTAATACCTGTTAGAGGCCAATGTCAATTCACTTGGTTCTGTGATGGAAAACCAGATGAACCAAAAGATTCTAATACTTTGTTAGAATCATTTCGAGTAGCAGATATAGCTATGACTAATGAAATAGATATAACTAATGGAGCATTATTTTATCATGCAGATTATAGTAATCCTTATTGGTCTGATAATCTAGAGAGATTAGTTCAAATAGAAACTCATATCTTTTATAAATAACTATGAGTTGTTAAAAATGGAGATATAATGAAACTAGAAGAATATTTATTAGTAAGACTTGAAAGAGCTCAAGTTGATTTAAAAGGGATAAGACCTCAACACTCCGCAACTGGTCTTTATATAAATGTTGATGACATCAAAAGATGGCTTAAAGAATTTAAAATATTAGAGATAAAGAAAAAGTTATTTCTATGAAAACAATAAAAGTAGGAGAGAAATAGTGATAGATATCGAAGAAAAACTTGGGATAATTAAAGTATTAAGAAAGGAAG